AAATCATACTCTTCAATTACTGCATTTTCTTTTCGGATGGGAATCCAAGTTCCTGGAGTAAATGAACCATCTTTATCTGGATTGACCTCACCAACAACTTCAATATCATTATCAGTGATTCCCCATGTTTGAAGTGTCACATTGCCCTTTGTACTCGCACCGAGAGCAGCTACTTTAAGACCTTCTTTCTTACAAGTATTAATAATTTCCCAAAACTTAACTCTACATTCTTCAATACGGAAAGAAAAATCAATCCAAGGTTCGGTAGTATTAAGTTTAAGATCTAATTCTTCTTGAATAAGTTCATTTAACATCTGAGTCGCTTCTTCATATTTACTATTTTTATTAGCAACTACGACAGAAATACTTCCACCATTTACATCATTAAATTCAAAATCAATAATCTTCAATTCTGCTTGATCCATGATGTATTTGATTTGCCTCATTCCATAGTAAGAAAGATGTTCATGACATACTGTATCAAAAGAATTTACACGAAGCATTTCTGGCATGTAACTTTGCTCTAAAACCCAGATACCTTCATTTGGGTCTAGAATAGCATTTACTTCTTTAGCAAATTGGCAAGGATCTTCCAAATCATAGAACATTGAGAATGAAGTTACCAGTTTTGCTTTTTGCTCCCCAAAGTAAGTTCTATAAGTTTTTTCTGTAAAGAAATTGGCAATATAATCTACATGGTCCTTAAAATATTTTGAAAACTTTTTAGAGGTTGGATCAATACTAACTAGTCTTAATTCTGACGAAAAGAATCCAAGAAAAGTTCCATCATTTCCAGCAATGTCGATTACTAAATCATTTTTCTGCAAATTGAGGAAATTGACAATTTTTTCACATTTTTCCTGAAGATGCTTTACCATACTTGCATTCAAACCAGAACGATATCCATATTCTTCTCCGTACATAGTTGAAAGATCAAATGTATGTTCAAGTTGAACATGACCACATCCACCCGTTGTCTCATCACACTTAATGAGTTTCAGTGGTCCACGATGCATATCAAAATCTACAAATTTGGGAAAAATTCCCGATAGATATTGATTACCAAGATCCAAAACTGTAGAATAATGTTTATTACCACAAACTCTACAACTTTCTACTTTATAAAATTTGTTATTGCCCATAAATGCACATATCCTCAACTAATTGTTTAAAAGTAATTTTAGGTTCCCAACCTAATTTTTCCTTTGCCTTAGTGGCATCACCTAACAAAGTCTCAACTTCAGCAGGTCTAAAATATTTAGGATTGACTCGAATGACTGCCTTTTTACTATTCCAATCATATCCAACTTCATCTAAACCTTCACCCATCCATTCAATCTTCATACCAAAATAAGGTGCTGCTTCCTCAACAAACTCACGAACGGAATACTGTTTACCAGTAGCAATTACAAAGTCTTCTGGGGTATCTTGTTGAAGCATCAACCACATTGCTTCTACAAAATCCTTAGCGTGTCCCCAGTCACGTTTTGCATTCAAATTACCAAGATATAAACAATCTTGAAGACCAACAGAAATGCGAGAAAGACCTCTTGTAATTTTTCTTGTTACAAATGTCTCACCACGACGAGGGCTTTCATGATTGAAAAGAATACCAGTACAAGCATACATTCCATATGCCTCACGATAGTTCTTGGTAATCCAATATCCGTAGAGCTTCGCCACACCATAAGGAGAGCGTGGATAGAAGGGTGTAGTCTCCTTCTGTGGAGTCTCCTGAACTAATCCGTAGAGTTCGCTGGTAGATGCCTGGTAGATGCGTACACGGTCTTCCATGCCCAGGAGACGCACTGCTTCAAGAACCCTGAGAGTTCCCATAGCATCGACATCGGCAGTGTATTCAGGCATCTCAAATGATACTTTGACATGACTCTGAGCACCAAGATTATAAATCTCATCTGGTTGAACTTTTTGAATAACTCGAACTAAGTTAGTAGAATCAGTAAGATCACCATAGTGGAGAGTAAGACGATGATAAATCCCATCAATTCTATGAGTATTGATGAGGGATGATCTCCTGATGATTCCGTGTACTTCGTATCCCTTTTCTAATAGCAATTCAGCAAGATAAGATCCATCTTGCCCAGTAATACCTGTTATTAATGCAACTTTCATATGATAAAGTCTTTCGTATCATTATACTAAAAAAGGAGAGTTTATGCAACTCTCCTACAGGTCTTTCAGGCTCGCCACCAATTCTTTGACTGGAAATTGGAAACCAGGCGGGAGAGAGTCCCATCCGCACCACTTGCTTTTGAGAAAAGCAAGAAAACAATAGGGTCATATTTGACTCCACCAGTACTTTTAAAGTCTCTCCGTGACTAAAGGGGTTGCTCCCGACCAGTGCGCTTTTTAAGTCATCCCGAGACTATTGATCCCAATCGAGAATATCATTCTCTTTCATGTAACAAGGAACTCTATCAGGATCTAACCAACGCGCATATTGATGATCTTCCATTGCAGTAGTACATTGCATAGAATTATCAAACAAATAAATGTCATTCCAATGTTTAGTGTAGTGGTTCTGTTTCTGTAGGCGATAATCGGGCATACCGTTGAGTTCAATAATTCCTTTTTGAACAAAACGATAACCCTCCCGCTCAAGTAGAACTTTTGTCATCACGCAACTTCAGAGGTTTCAAGATCTTGGGCGATGCACTCAATGAGAATATCATAATTATCAAGAGGGTCTTCAGAAAACATTACACCCTCATTTTCATAATATCGACGAATCTTTTTATAAAGTTTCGGACTCTTTACATCAAGATAAAAATCACCATTAACTGCAGATTTAAGAGTTTGGAGGTCTTTCTTAAATTTAATTGTAACCGACATTGCTTTGATTTGTTTACCTAATAATTATAGGATGGTTTGACCTTTAAGTCAAGTGTGCCAGTTAAGGAACTGGCAATCGGGGTGATAGGATTCGAACCTACGACCTCCCGCTCCCAAAGCGGATGCGCTACCAAACTGCGCTACACCCCGTTACACCGTTATTTAGTGCGGTGTATAAACATTATACCCATTATTGGAACGGTTGTCAACCCCATACCACATATAAACAACCAAACTGGACTATGTGCCAGATATTCTACAATATGAAAAATCATTGTGGATATGCGTGATTAAGTGCCCAAATAATGAATAGTCCGATTATACCAAAAATAGTCATTGCCGAAAATATTGTGCTACTCATATTTTCTTTTTCCATATAAAAGATTAGTTAAGAGTAATTTTAAGAAATGGAAGTAATGGTGGAATAACACCCACCAATCTCAAAAGTCCCTCAGCAAATAGAGCAAGAACCACCCAACCGACGCACATACTAATGATAGAAGCATTACGGTTGTGTCGTCGTATAGCATCATCAATCATCTCCTGAACTTCTGTGCGAGTTATATAATCATAATCAAACGGTTCCATCATTTTTCATCGCCAAGAAACTTTGCCAGAGGGTCTTTCCTCGTTTTGGAAATTTCAACTGCTCTCTTATAGAACATATTATCGGTGTTCCCAGAGGCTTCAAAAGTCTCCTTGATCTTCACCCAATTATCGTAGGTGTGCTGATCCATAGGGTTTTAAGTTGAATACTACTAATTATACTAGTGAGTATTTCTACTATGTCAAGTTTGTGTTGATACAAAAATATAGATTAAAAAAATCTAAAATTTTGTAATATTTGTAACAAGGAAGATCAGGGATTCGAACCCTGGAACGCTACTAACGTTAATAGTTTTCAAGACTATCGCCATCAACCACTCGGCCAATCTTCCAATAAAAGTCCTTAGCGGACTTCAAAATCTAAACGTCTTACTTTACGCTGACGCCTTGCTTCTTGAAAAGCAAGATCTTCATTAGTAAGAACACCAGATTTTAATTTGGTATGAGTACAGTTTAACATAACAACCTTAGATAAGTCAATAGCTGAGATTCTATCTCCACGAATAGTTGCCATATTTGAACAACCACACGACACCGTTTTAGTAGGATGCCCCTCTAACTCCCTATTACAGGAGCGGCATCTGATTTTTAAATTTTCCATTGTCTTAAATTACTCGTCTACCGTTTCTTCAATAACTTCAATTTGCTCGTCAACCTTTTGCGTTGGTTTATCTGAAAATGAACGCAACATCCATACAAACTTACCGTGAGACTCCATCAAATCTTGAACCAGATTTGCAGTAGCATATGACTTCTGAGTTTCTGCTTCTTCTGAAATCTTGGACATCATATCGCAGAACTGAATATTAGATTTCAATAAGTCTGAAATCATACCTTCAGCGTTTACTGAACTATTTCCTTCAGCAATACCAGACACTTCAAGAACTCTCTTTAAACTACTGAGAGGTTTAATATTCAAATATCTCATATGTTCTGAGAGACGATCAATCTCTTCAAACATAGTCTCATACTGCCCACCAAAAAGGGTATGAAGTTGTTGGAAATCTTCTCCTACAACGTTCCAATGATAGACCCAAGTTTTATGAAAAAGGACAAAAAGAGACGCTTGTGCATCACTCAATAGTTTAAATAACTTTTCCATTATACCAATACTTTTTTCAAGTATTTATAAAGTGGGCGATACTGGATTCGAACCAGTGACCATCTCCGTGTAAAGGAGGCACTCTACCGCTGAGTTAATCGCCCAATAAATCAATCAGGATAACTAGATTCTAACATAAATTCTACAGTATTTGCTATATCATTCATAGCATCACGAAGAAATGGTTGTTGACCAGATTCTTGCCTACGAACAGGGCGAGAGGAATCACATAAGGTCCACCGCCATTGTTGCATAGATTCACAGTACCAGAGTGTTATTTTCATTTTCTGATATTTTAGATTAGTGAAATTAATGAACAATCTCTTAGATATTTTAGAGTAAAAGGGGAGTTTTGTCAACTCCCCCAGTTTACTTATTAAATCAGAACCTAAACTGGGTCTGAATCACACCACCATAGTTAGAAGAAGCATTCTTGAATCCTTGATTATTGGAAACATAGAAGATTGCAGGAGTGATACTGATATTATCACTCACACGATAGCGATAGAAGGTTTCCCACATCAGAGCATCCTTTTTGAGAGAAGCAGCATTACCAGGAGCACCGATGGCAAAACCAGCAGCATTGCCCTTAGCAAATACATCTGCCCACTGAACACCAGCAAACCAAGTCTCAGACTTAGTAGCAGCACGGGGAGTAGCAGGACCTTCAACAGTGTTCCAACCATAGGAACCACTCAGAGAAGGAACAATACCAGACTTCTTAGGTTGCCAGTAAGCATTCACTGCGTAACCGTTAGAGGTTTGATTAGCGGCAAGAGTGCCAGCATTACCAGCAACACCATTGAAGGTACGAACACGAGTTCCTTCAGTACCATAACGATAACCAAATGCAATGCCGTACTGAGGAGCACGATAACCAAACTGTGCCAGAGTATTCAGAGCACCAGATTCATCAAATTCACCTTTGCTAGAATCAGAACCGTTCTGGGCAACATAGTTTACACCAGCAACGAAACCACCTTTACCTTTCTTGGTAGGTTGTGCCCACTGAGCACCGAAACCAGAACCAGTTGCCTTGTTATAGACACCAGGAGCGCCTGCAACAGCGAAGAAGTCCAGAATGTCGGACTTATAAGCACTAGGAATCCAAGACATCTCAGTGTTACGAACCAGCGCACCAGCAGTCAGATTGAGACCTTTGGTGAGAGCAGGGAACTGATAGTACAGACGGTCAAGTTGTACTTGATTAGAAGTACTTTCTGCCTTATCCAGTTTGAACAGAGACGAGGAAGAACCAAAGGGTTGACTGGAGAAATTACCAGAACGCAGACGAGTCTTCAGCAAATCCTTACCAGTAAAGGAAGTATCGAAGTTCAGACGAACATCATAGTTGAATGCTGTGTTGCCAACGTTAGAATTATTAGCAAGACGAGCACCTTCTACACCACCAAGAACAAAGGTTGCTTCACCACGCAGTTTGGATGTAGTGGAGAACTGAGTTGCTTGAAGTTGTCCAACTTGTGCTTCCAATTTATCGACACGACCACGAATAACTAGAAGTTCTTCAGAAAACTCTTTCGAAAGACGTTGGAGTTCATCGGTTACTTCGGTTACACGATCAAGGCAGGCATTCAGAAGTGCTGCTGCCTCATAACGGGTCATTGCCTTACCACCACCATAAGTGCCGTTAGGATAACCAGCAACGCAACCATAACGCTCTACAAGGTTGCTGAGTGCCTGATATGCCCAATCGGAAGGTTGAACATCAGAGAATTGAGTGACGCTTGTTGCCTGCTCAGAGGAATATTGATTGACTGCTGCAATATTAAGGTCTGCGGCATTCGCAGCAACAGGAGCAATCATACCAAGGGCAACGGGTGCAAGCATCAGTTGTTTGATTTTCATAAAAATGTTTTTAATACTAAACGACAATGTAAAGATTTACAACAAAGCAAATCTTCGTTATTTAGGGGGTCTTAAGCAAACCTTAAGATGAGAGTATCTTAGAGCATCTTGAGTCTTATGTCAACTAAGATTTGGTTAAGAAGCGGAGTATCGGATTCGAACCGACGACATCTAACTTGGAAGGATAGCGTTCTACCACTGAACTAACTCCGCAATGTGGGAGATTTCTCTCCCAGCACTTCACTTCACACGGAAGTATAAAGTATAAGACATAACGAGTATTATGTCAAGCCCCCGACAAGATTTGAACTTGCGACATCGGCTTTACAAAAGCCGCGCTCTACCACTGAGCTACAAGGGCAAATGGGTATCGAGTGCCCGACACCCGCAGAAGACACTTTCTGCGATTTTCACTGCATTAGAGGGCAGTGATAAAAGAAAACACCAAACCTTATTTTTCCTGTTCTCAGGAAGGCACCCAAATGGGGTGGGAGACCTTGCAAGGGTTTATACCTCCAAAGTTTGTCCAGCATTTTCTGTTACGAACGGGGGTGATCAGGTCCCCGACCTAAGAAAACTTAGGATTTAGAGGAAGTCCCAGACATTTCCAGTCCTTCCAACTCCCCCACCTGGACTCGAACCAGGAACCCCAGAGTTAACAGCTCCGTGCTCTGCCAATTGAGCTATAAGGGAATGGTTTGGAGAATAAATCTCCAAGCGTCTCAGGTTGGATTCGAACCAACGGCTAACCGCTTAGAAGGCGGATACTCTTGTCCACTGAGTTACTGAGACATAAAGTAGGTTCCTATCGCCGCCACTCCTGAACCTACCGAAGGGGAGTGCCGCAGTTGATTTCTCAACTCTGATATTATACCAGTCTTTGAGAAAATCGTCAAGGTGGGCAAGGAGAGATTTGAACTCCCGTAGGCAGAGCCAGCGGATTTACAGTCCGCTTCCATTAACCACTCGGACACCTGCCCAAGATTTAAAGTATAGAATGGGGGAGGAGTATTGTCAACCCCTCCCAACCTATTCAGTTTGTCAAACTTCTACCGCGATCAGTCGGTTAGCATATTCATAGGCATAAGATGTACGAGCACCATGAATGCCCCAACCAATCCAACTATACGCATAGTTCATGTAACGATCGATAGACTTCCCAGGAACTTTCATCCTATCAGCAATTCGTTTCCATTGAACCTCAGTCGTTAGATAACCAAGTTGCGTTTGAAGAGATGATGGATTTCCACCAAATCTTTTAGCAAAATCACCCAATCCATAATAACGATCGGCAGATGTCCATTGGATCAGACCATAACCACGACCGCAGTGATGGTACTGAGTCCTACTACCACCTTCGCAA